GGATAGGTTACTCAACGTCCTTGGACGTCAAATTGACATTTTCTCCAACGGGAGTGTCATTCCTGACATCTGTGTCGTTGATCATAACGCTTACCACAAGGCACCAATCCGCGAGGATATTGGTGTTAAGTGGGGAGAACCACAGTGCGAGCCAAAGTTTGGGTGCCGGAGAGGATTCGGCATTCGTGACTATATCCCGACAGTGTTTCGTTCCTGCCATCACAATGAGGAAGTCTCAATGTGCGGTAGGGTCTTTAAGAAACTTCCAATGCACACTGACCCGGCACGTACTGCTGCGGTCGTTCGTCGCTGGAAGTCCATCAAATCTAAGACCCTGCTTGCCAACAAGATACACAAGGTTTGGAGACCCTTGCCTTTTAAGGCTTGGGTATCCACATTTCCAACGGCTAAGCGTGAGATGTTCATTCGCCTCAAGAATGAATCATCTCCTATGCCGAAGGTCCCTGTGGCTTCCTCTTTCATCAAACGCGAACTGGCCGTTAAAACGGCCGAGTCAGCTTTCAAAGACCCACGATTCATTCAAGGCTGTCCTCTTGAGACTAGCCTTGCTACTGGACCATTTCTACGAAAGTTGGCTAAGGGTACGCGTGATGGCCTGCGACCAAAACACTACCTGCCATCCGAAATCCGTGACGGCCAACAGGTCATCTACACATGTGGCATGAGCTCCGACCAAGTCGGGCATGCCTTCAAACGATCTATCGACTGTATCGAAAGCATGTTAGAGCCTGGAGACCGACTCCTCTTTCTCGAAGACGACCAATCTCGTTTCGACCTCCACCTTGGTGAAGGCCCGTTCAAGTTCCTTGAACAATTCTATCGAATGAAGCTCCCCCGCAAGGCTGCGCGAGCTCTCAGACGTACTACGAAGAATAAAGGACGCTCTAAGAACGGAACGAAGTATCACGTCGCCTGGACCATGTTCTCAGGAATGCCTGACACCTCAATCGCCGACTCTCTTGTCAACGCAGCTATGAAGTACGAAATTCATGGCATCGGCGATACTTGGATCACCATCATCTGTGGTGATGACAGTGTCACAATTACAACTGAGAAAGCATATGCGCGAGTGCTCGCCAAAGGAAAACTGGAAGATCAATATGCTGAGTTTGGCATGGAGATCGAGGCCAAAACTTCCTTCGAGCCACTTGACGTTGAGTTTTGTTCTGGCAGGTTTTTCCCTGTTGGCGAGACTTACACGCTTGTGCCGAAAGTGGGAAAAATGCTCTCGAAGCTGGGCTGGGACATGACTGACCGTAATCACAAAGGTCAGTTAGCCTGGCTCCGGGGCATTGCACGGACATGTGACCACATGGGGAAGGTTGATCCATTGATGGCTGCGCTTGGGCGCCGCCTCCACCATCTTACTGGTGGAGGCAGAGTCATCGAACACGTCGAGTGTCAGTACAAGCATCGCCGCAGCGACGTCACGACCACACTCGCAGATCAACTTACCTATTATGACCACCACTATGGATTCTCCTCGGTAGACCTTCAACGAGCCATCGGCAGCGTTTCCTCAATGAGATTGGGAGACGCCTCGCGATGTCCGCTCTTGGCCGAGTTAGCAGCTCACGACTGTTAATAGAGATTTTGTGCAGGGCCTTCTTTGTGA